CCAGGCCGCGGCGTACTCCATCGCCGTGTAGATCGCCCACTCAAGCGCCTCGATCCAGCGCTGCGCCTCGCTCTTTTCGTTGCTGTCGGCGCGGACCTCGCCGGTGGCCGTGGAAGGGCCGGCGACGGCCATCAGCGGCTGCATGCCGAGCGCCATGCACCGCTCCTCGATGCGCTTGATCTCGATCTCGCCGGCCGCCAGCGACGTTCCGGCGATCTCGGTGAACGACACCTCGAGCGTGTCGCTGCTGTCCGTGATCGTCGCACCGGGCCCGACCTCGGGCTTCGCCTCGGCCATCTGGCTCGACGCGCCCTTGATCGTCAGGATCGGCGACCGGCAGTAGTGCAGCGCCTCGCCCTGCATCGACAGGCTGTTCCAGTGCGCGACGTTCTGCCAGGCGAGATCCTCCATCGGCGGCTCGCCGTGGAGCGCGCCGACCTTCTTCGTGTAGACGGCGACGAGCGGGATGCCGGGGAAGCCGTGCTCCCACTCGCGCACCAGCTGATAGCCGGCGAGGTACTGGCGCTCGGCGTCGCGCTCGCGGTCGGGCGCAGTGTCGCTGCCCTGGCGGAACCACTGCTGCACGGTCGTCTCGGTCCAGACCTCGACCATGTCAGACAGCGTGTCGTAGCCAAGGTTCGACGGCGTGTAGAACCAGTTGCGGAAGCGCAGCTCGGTGACGACCTCGGTGCCGTTCCGCATCGCCGTCTTGCAGCCGACCAGGTTGTCCGGCGCGATGCGGCGGAAGTACGGGCGCGCGTCGATGGCGTCGGCCTCGGGCAGACTCATGCCGGCGGTCGGCACATTGTCGACGAGGAAGAGCCCGACGCCGCGGTCGACGGCGTCCTCGTAGATCGACTGCGCGAACGACGAGAGCGAGGTGCCTTGGCGGTCGGCGTTGATGATCAGTCGGTCGAGCGGCGGCGGCAACTCGCCGCTGATGACGGGCGGCTTGGCGAACGGCAACGACGCGATCTTGCGCACCGTGCGGTCGTAGATCGGGAACAGCACCGTGCGGCGCAGGCGCTGCGTGTAGCGGTCTGGCGTCCGCTGCTCCTTGCGGCTCGCCGGCGTGTACTTGACGCCGGCGTCGCGCATCGCGCGCGTGCCCGACCGAAGGATTCGGACCAGCTCCCACGACTGCTCCATCTCTTTGCGGGGGCCGGACCAGTTGCCAACGGTTTCGGGTGTTGCCATGTCAGTAGTCGATGCTCGTGGTCCGCTCCGCGACGGCGAAGGCCTCGGCGATGTAGTAGCCTAGCGCGTCGCTAAGGTGAGTTAGACCCTTCGCTTCGCTGCCCTTCTTGTCGAGCTCGCCGCTGCCGCCGGCGAGCAGCGTGACGCCCTCGAAGTCGCGCACGACGTTCGGCGCGGCGACCGGGTCGACGAGCAGGCGGACGACGCCGGCGGTGCTCTTGAGCCGGCTGTTGACGGCGTTCAGGCGGTCGCGGACGTAGGGCGCGCGCTTCGCCACGCGCCAGCGCAGACGGTCGCCGAATGCCGGCCGCAGCACCTGCTTCGCCAGATCCCAGTCGGTGCCCTCGGTCTGGCTGGTGTGCCGCGCGCCGCCGGCCGGGTCGCCGTAGAGCAGCACGTCGCCGGCGTGCTTGCCCCAGTCGGCGACGAGGCGCCGGCAGACGGCCGGGGTGTTGCTGTTCTTCGGGATGTGGACCTCGCCGATGACGCAGGTGCGGGTCTCGCCGTCGACGTACTGCTCCTGGGCGATGACGGCCGTGCCGGGGTCGACGTTGAAGTCGAGGCAGACGATCAGCGGCCGCGCCGGGTCGTAGGTCAGCCGGCGCAGGTGGTCCTTCGGGCTCCACTGGTAGTAGGCCAGGCCGTCGAAGCACACCCACTGCGCCTCGTACTCCTGCGCGAAGGTCAGCGGGTCGAGGTCTTGGCGGGCCTGCTCGATCTCGGCCGGGTCGACGACGGTCGCCGATGTCCAGGTGAACGACTCCCAGCCCTCGCGCGTGCCGGCGCGCGAGTAGAGCTCGTAGAACAGCCCTCGGCCCTTCGGCCGGCCCGTGAACCAGGCCCAGCCAGGCGGCCGGCCCTTGGTCGACAGCGCCGGGCGGATGCTCTGCTCCCAGCTCTCGCGCTTCACCTCGGCGATCTCGTCGATGCCGATGCCGTCGACCGGGATGCCCTCGATGCGCTGCGGGCGGTCGAGGCCGACGACCATCAGCTTGGAGCCGATGGCGTAGGTGATGGTCAGCTCCGACTCGCTGACGTTGACGATGTGCTCGCGCGGCGACAGCGCCTTGATGTCCTGCCAGAAGATGCGCTTCGCCTGGTCGCGGGTCGGCGCGGCGGCGACGAAGGTCGGCGAGGCCAAGCCGGTGATCCCGCCCAGCGCGCACCGGACGAGCCGGCGCTTCAGCCGCTCGGTCTTGCCCGACCGGCGGCCGGCGGCGATGACGCAGAACCGCGCGCGGCTGGCGATCAGGCGCTGCTGCTCGGCGTGCGGCAGCAGGGGCACCCAGCGCTCGGTCAGCACGGAGGCCGGCCGCCTTCCATCCGGTCGATCTCGTCGAGGTCCGCGCGCAGCCGTTGCGCCTGGCTGCTGTCGCCGGCCTCGGCGGTCTCGTGGTCGATCAGCAGGCGCGTCCGCTCGATGTCGTTGCGCTCCAAGCCGGCAAGCGCCTTGGCGATGCTGGCGACCTCGCGGGCGCTGTCGGCGACGTGCAGGCCGGCGTGCAGCTTCTGGACGACCATCTCGCGCATCTCCGGCGTCATCGACTCAACCCAGGCCGGCTGCTTCGACAGGGCGGCAATCATGCGCGCGCTGCCTCGGATGCCGAGGCGCTCGACCCCTCCCTTGGCGGGAACTTCAGACATAGGCGAACGTCACAGCTCGACAGTGCAGGCGCAGGTCTCGGAGACCATAGCGCAGCCGCAGCTCGAGCAGGTCGTCTGGTTCACTGGCGAAGGATGGCACGGCCTCGCGCGCAGAATCAAGCCCCGCCTCGACGTCGCCGGCGAGCGGCGCGTTCGGCGGCGATCCAGGCGGCGTGCTCGGCGGGGTCGGCTTTGACCCAGTGCGGCGCGTTCTCCAGCAGGCAGGCGTCGTCCACGGCGACCTCGAGCGCAGCACCCTGCGGGCTGGTCTCGCCGCGGGTCTCGTGCCGACAGGTCAGGCAGAGCGTGCGCAGGTCGAGGTACTTGTTGCGGCCGCAGCGGACGCAGAAGGCGATGAGGCGCGGCTTCTGCTTGCGGTTCTCGCGCCAGCGCTTGCGGGCTTCGCGCAGGCAGATGCTGCAGCGCAGTTCGCCCTTGTGCGGGGCGAGGTCTGCGTCGCTGACGATGGGGTGACCGTTGCGGCACCTGCCTTCGGGGCGGTGATTACCTGAGCCGGGGCGGTGCTGCGCGCCAGTCACGCTTCGGTTATCATCGGAACATGCCGCTCAAAGCCGGGAAGTCGGACAAGTCCGTATCCGAGAACATCCGCAAGCTGATGGCCGAAGGGTACAAGCAGCAGCAGGCGGTGGCTATCGCGCTCGACAAGGCGCGCGAGTACCACAGCAAGAAGCAGTCGCCGAAGGCTCCTCTTGCGGACGCGGCCGAAGCGCGCGCGCAGATCGAGCGCCTGCGGGCACTGTACGACGCGGACGGCTCCGCGTTCCAAGTGGAGGAGATCGCGGGCGGGTATCAGCTCTTGTCGCGACCGGCGTTTCACCCGTGGCTCGCGCGGCTGAAGCGCACCGGGCACGAACTGAAGCTGTCGCCGGCGGTGCTGGAAACGCTCGCGGTGGTCGCGTACCGGCAGCCGATCACGCGCGCCGACATGGAAAAGGTGCGCGGGGTCGCGTGCGGCGACGCGGTGCGGCAGTTGATGGAGAAGGGGCTCGTGCGCGTCGCCGGGAAACACGATTCGCTGGGCCGCCCGCAGTTATACGGCACGACGAAGAAGTTCCTGCAAGCGTTCGCGCTGAACGCGCTGGAAGACCTGCCGGAAGTGGAATCGCTGCAAGTGCCGAAGTGACGCGGCCGGGACCGCGACCGTCCCGGCCGCCCGCGCGGAGCGAAACGCGCGGCCGAGACGGCCGCGGTCCCGGGGT